CGGGAGCACCGGCCCCTGCTGCGGCACCAAGACCTCCACTTACAGCACCAAGACCCGCAGGAGCACCGCTAGCAACAACTGCACCCGGAACTGCTTGGGCACCGGCAAGTGAAAGAGGAGCCGATGGTGCTACCGCACCGGCAAGGTTGCTAACAGGCGCGGTAAGCGCAGGAGCCGCTTGTTTAGCTGCCGCACCAAAAACATTACCGGCACCCAAACCGCCAGCAAGTGAAGCACCACCATAAGCTTGGAGGCCGGCCATCAGACCTTTCTTAAGGCTACCTGTTTTAAGAACAGAGCCACCAGCGACCATACCAGCCGCAGCAAGTGCGTTCACGCCCGGAATAAGCATAAGGCCAGCGCCTAGGAGCGTAGGTAGAAGATTCTTAAGGAACCCAGCTTCAGGGAGACCAGTTTCTGGGTTGATTGTAAGCGAACCGCCATGCGCCATAGCCAGACCCTGAAGGCTGTTAACCTCACCGGGGGTCATATGGACAAGCATTGTATCTTCGTCGCGGCCCCGTGACTGGACCTGTTGGGCCATGGGGGCAATAAGGGAAGGCAATCCTCCGCCTGTCATCCCACCGTAGGGTTGTTCCATTTGCTGGTACATCATTATTCCCTATACCGAAGTCACGGTCTGCCAAGCAGACCCGTTATATACACAAAGTTTACCTAAAGTGGTATCGAAAACAACCCAACCCGCTGTCGGTGTCAAGGCATTTTTTTCTGCTGTGGTTACATTGCGTGCAGCCATGATACCATTGAATGTTTCAGCCGTATACTTCTGAGCATTATTCGGTGTGTTCGAGTCAAGCTGCGAGAAGTAGTTTTCCAACGTGCGTACCACCTGCCGTATATACTGGGCGTCATATTGAGGTGGTGAGTTGGGCAGCGGTGGGAACCGAAATTTATCCATAGCCATTAGCGTGAACCATCCTGACGAACATCGAGGCGTGAAAGGCCAAGTTGCCACTGTACACCTAGCGTATTAGAACTAACCTTAAATGCCATCTGACGAGCACGGGCGCGCATGAAGACCTGATTGGTAAAACGACCAAATGAAGTCTCGATTACCCGTTGGGTATCCGTAGGGTCTGAGCTAAGGTTACTACCGGGAAAATTACGCGAGCGTATCTGAAGAGAAACTTCCGGAGTAGCGGCTGTCGAACCATCAAAGCTAACATCAGGAATCATACGCCGGGACAGCATGAAGTTATCGCCATCCCCGATATCGAAGTCAGCCGACTGGATATAGGCCGCAATCGGAAGGTCATCATCGTCCACACCGTTCTCGTGGGAGTAGAGGTAACCCGAACCCGCAACCCCATCAATAATTGGCGTATTCGCAGCCTGCGGGAAATGGCGCAGCGGAGTGTCGAGCCATGCCGTACGGTCAATAGTTCCATAGTACCAGATTTGCTCTAGGTGGTTGTAGACGACATAGGCGTTGTTATAGTCGCTGTCTGCCGTGGGGTAGAACCACCAGATTTCGTTCCACTGCTCATTGGTACCGCAGACAATTTGGTCTGACTGGTTGAAGTTGATGTTCATAAATACGTGGTTACGCAAGGTGCAAGGTAGCGTCTCGACACGACCAGTATAAGCATAGAACTTGTCCTGCCCCATCCAGTAGATGGTGCTAGACGCGGACGCCACAGCCCGTGGGGAAGCGATGGAAATATTATCTGCGTATTCCTGAAGGCCAAACACGTCCGTAGTGCCAAGAAACTGTAACGTGTACAAGTTTGTATCGGTCCAGACTAGGACTTCCTGCCGTGTAGGTAAGGCACGGATAATACGCGACCCGCGAGAGACTCGGAGGCTACCAGCAGTACTCGTAACTGGTGTTGGGTCCCACTGACTTGGGTCATCCTGCGAAGCCCAGCGGATTAGTAGCGGATCAAAGTCCGTAACGCTTGTAGACCCGAAAGGCACAGCACCGAAAGCCAGTAGATGTTTGTCCTGCTGGGATACCAGCAACTGCATAATTTTCGCTGGGACGGCGTTGGGGTCATCGCCGTTGGCAGTCGCATATGCTTGTAAGGTTATAGCGTGTGCAGCAAGGGATGCAGCAGGGTCAGTAGCAGCTTGACGGTACCACCAGTAACCAGCACCGTTGCGAATATTCATTGCAAGGTCGTTATCGAAGTTGTCGAACCACCAGTCACGCTGTGGTAAGTTGATAGGTGCACCGGTAGTACCAGTACCCCAAGCATCCCGCCCCCATGTGCCGACGCCCCAACCATAACCACCTGTGGCAATGGCGTTACCGGGTTCGATTTCGACTTGCACAGTGTATCCTGCGCCGCTCACGGAGGTAGTAGAGGTTGCTGCCGTAGCCGTAGTAAACGTAAAGCTATTAGCCCCTGTTACCGTAACCGTGCGGTCCCCATTAAGCTCGCCAATAGGTATACCGCCCAGCGCTGAAGCGAAGCCGCCAATGAGAACGGTCTCACCGGTATCAAGCCATGCAGGTAGGGCAGTCGTCGTGGTCACCGTAACTACCCTAAGGGTATTGGTTACTGCAAATGTGTTCGATCCAGCCAGCGCCGTACCAAACGGGGTTATGTCGTAGAAAACACCGCCTGCTTCTATATAGACGCGCTCGTTCGTACCGAGGGCGAGTAAGTCATCGGAGTAGGATGTAACCCAGTTCCACATCTGACGGCACACACCAACAAACGCAGTAGGGGAGGACTTCACCCAACCGCCGATCTTCTCAGGGTAGCCTGAACGAAACCTGATCTTGTCGCATTCATACCAGCTAGCTTCGTCGGAGTAGTCGGTCTGGTCGCGGTTCATACCGGGCTTAAACTGGAGCTTGATGAATGGCATCTGCTACTCCTTAGTCGCTAACTTCGGCGTTTAAAGTTATGGTGGCGGTATCCAACACGGTAACAGTACCTACCCGACGTATTTGCACGGTAAATACACAAGTTGTAGTACCGGTAGACGTGGATTGTATATACCAGCTTCTTGTAGAGCTAAGTGCGACCCAACTTCCAGTCGTGCCCCCTGTGAGAGAGCCACTTGTAACCGTTATAAAAGCTTCGTAATCAGCGGCGGCGCTAGTAGGAGTTACCCAGTTCTCTATAAAATACGGGTTGATACCGTTAAAAGCTGTTGACCCCTGAACTACCCCGCCTGATGTTAGGTAGTACCAAGCACCGGCACTAGACGTACCAGACCCAGATATAGTCTGGTTGGATATAGAAATGACGACCGCACTTGTGCCGTAAAAGTTCTGGATGCTTATCTCACCAGACGATGGCACAGCACCGTAAGTGCCGGTTGTACCGGCAGGGACAAGACCACCGCCAGCATAATACTCGTTCAAAGATATAGGGTTGCTGCCACCAAATTCAGTCTGGATGGTTGACAGACTTATCGCCCCACTTGACGGTATAGCCATTAGACGCTTCCAAACCCTGTGACGTTGTCGATTGCTGTGAATGCACCTGCACTGCTTAGCTTAGCGATGTTGGTGCCGTTGTATTTGAAAAGCAAGTCCGTGCCGCTCTGCACCATTGAGAAGTTTGCGGAAACAAAATTAGTCGCGTTTGTGGCCGTAGTCGCGTTAGTCGCGTTCGTAGCGTTAGTCGCGTTCGTAGCTGTTGCAGCGTTCCCACTAATACTAATATTCCATGTGCCAGATGCACCTGTACCAGTAGGTGAAGGCACGTTAGTGCCGATAACAAGACCAAGGTTAGACCGAGCAGTGGTCGCGTCACTTGCACCTGTACCACCGTTAGCAACGGAGAGAACCGTACCGGACCAGTTGGAGTTGTTGATGCTCGAGAGCACAGCGAGAGAGCCAAGACCAAGGTTAGTCCGCGCATCCGCCGCAGTAGATGCGCCTGTGCCGCCATCGGCAACAGCAAGGTCAGTAATACCTGTGATTGAACCACCAGTGATGGTGACAGCGTTTGAGTTCTGCGTGGAGATTGTACCGAGACCAAGAGCAGTACGCGCAGTGGCAGCGGTGTTCCCGCCAGTACCACCGGATTCGATAGGGAGGAATGTGCCGAGTGTCAGCGACGAGAGATGCGTCACGGCATCGACAATATCCGTACCCGTGTCATATACCCACATGGTCTTACCAGCAGGAACCACAACGGATGCGCCAGCGGCGACCGTATTAATCTTGTTGCGTACCGTTACAGCATCCGCCAGCCCGTTGTTAATGATGTACGCTTTTTCGATATTTTTGGTTGCTGGGAAGTCAGCCGAGGGGAGGCTGAGATAGAGGAACCGCGCACCGCCAGAAGTGCCGGTCAGGTTCAGACGTAGATTGCGTGCGGTCTGGGCACCGTTGGTATCCGTAAACGTAAGTGTGACATCGGCGCTAGAGAAGGCGACATCAGCCGATCCGGCGATAGCTTCCTCAAGAGCAGTGCCAAGGTTGATATTTGTGACGTTACCCCATGTGGTCGCGTTCTCACCAGTGGTCATCAACTGGATTTTAAGGTTGCTATATGTACTTGCCATCTTCGTTCCTTACGTCGGTATCTGAGTCCAGACTACTGTGTTTCCATCATTAACTTGTACCCATGTACCTGTCTGGCTATCATTAACGGTCTGCCAGTTCGGTGTCTGGTTATCATTTATTGTCGTCCATTGCTCGTCAGGAATATCATCAAACGCAAGGCTAGCAAACGGTGTTTCACTAAACGAGCCGAAGCCGAAGAATGAACCCTGTGCGCCTTCATAGCGATTACCATCCCTAATCTCCGTCCAGTCTGGGGTTTGATTGTCGTTAATGACCCCCCAAACCAAGACGCTCGTAACAGATGCGACGGCTTGTACACCAATTAAAGTAACATTGGAACTAGTTACGATGGTAGGGGTAGATATTGCCCCCGTGCCCTGCACACCACTGACCGACGCGCCAGTACCTGCGCTGATCGTGACCGTACCGAGTGTGCAGACTGTGGAAACGCCAGTGACCGTAACACTTGCGCCGGACGAGATAGCCAGCGTACCGACTACACCTGATGCTTCTACGCCATCTTCAATGACAACGGCTTCGCAGTTGGTCTCAACCGTACCAACAGATACAGTAGCTTCTACGCCAGTAACCAAGATGCGGTTAATTGACCGGACTTCTACGGTCCCTGTTTCACCAAGGGCTTGGACGCCTGCCAGCGTCGTATTTGCATCGGCTTGAACTTCAACCGTGCCGACCGAACCGACGGCCTCAACCCCTGTGACGGATACGTTTGTGTCAGCTTGGACCTCTACGGTTCCAACGGAGCCTGCGGCTTCCACCCCTGTGAGGGTAATATTTGCTGTGCCGGTTGCGTTGAGTGTGCCGGTCGCGCCTGTGGCTTCCACACCGGTTAGGGTAACTGCACTTTTAGTAGCAATCGAGACGGTGCCTAGGGAAACGGTGGCTACTACGCCAGTAAGTGTGGTATTTGCCTTGGCAGCGACATTGACGGTGCCGACTGCACCTGTAGCAAATACACCCGTTACATCAACTGCAACGTCATTTGTCTCAAGGATGTCC